TTGTTCACTCATATTAAACTGCTGTATAAGAGGTTGGTATTCCATCCTTTTCTATTTGGTCGGTATCCCTCTTAAAATTAATTAATAAATCATCTATTCCCTCACGATCTATATCGACTTCCAAAATTGCACTGGTTGGATAGTAAGTGACATTTCTGATTAACATATTTTTACTTAAGAACGAACCTGACAATTCATCTATTCCTGTGATCCTACATGTTTGCCCGGGCTTTACACTTTCTATATCGTATCCTGCTAAATCTCCAAACTTTTCAAATTCGTTATTGTCGGCCAGTACTATTATGATTGATGATCTAGGATTTGCTTTTTCTCCAAGGATACTTTGTGCTTGTTTATCCATTGCATCTGTTCCTGTTGCACTCGGCATTGTTTCTTTTTTAATTCTTCTTCCATATAATGCCTGACTATTTGAATTCGCTATATATCTATAAACCACATCATTGTCCCAAGTGAGAACTCCATTCACAATATTCTCCATTGAATAATCAATTTGAAGTGTTTCTATATGGCCCATTGAAAAATTATGATCTGCCACTGCAGGTTTCTGACTAAAATTAAAAATATTATCTTGGTCAAGTTTCCAGAACCAATTTGCTGGACTTAAATCTAGCACTCTAGTTAATGCTTCCAAGTAAGTATCTGATTCAAATTTTAAACTCACTGATTGATTTGTATCTTGGACACTGCTCGGTGTGTAATTCAAAAACGGAATATTCCCATCGGCACTGGCTCTTAATCTATCAATTATGTTTTTGAAAATTGTCGCTGGTTCTGTGGTTGTTTCAGTTATGCTTGTTGTAGTTCCATTCTTATAAACATCTGAACCTAGTCTTGAAACAAATCCAAGGCAAGTCACCGTCACTGTTTTTTTAGTAGTACTTTGCAAAAAATTAATCCTTGAAATGTATCCTGAATAAACTCTCACATAACTGCCAGCTGTGTCTGTATCGTTAACCCACAATTCAATAATTTGAGCCAAATCAAAAGTAAATCCTGTCGTATCATTATTCCAGTCTTGAAGAGTTCTTTCTACATCGAACACGAATTCTCCGAGTCCACTGTTTATTCTATCTTTATAATGTTTAATTCTTGCATCAGCAATTAAACCTATTTGAACATAGTCGATATCGTATACTTTTATTAAATAGTTTTTAGTTCCTATTTTCATTATAGATATCTTTTAATATAATCAATCACATAATCCACTACCCAGTCGGCTGATCCTCCTTGGCCTTGGTAAGTTTGAAAATACATATCACCACCAGTTTCTTCCCAATCATTAGGGTCTGATGGAGGTGATGTTGTAACAGGATTGTCATATTCTAGTAATCTACCATTTGAATACTGATCTGTTCCAGCACCATGTATTCTATAATAATTTCCTGAACTATCTCCAGTACTAAATACTAGCCAATATTTTACACCTTTTCTTAAATAAATAGGTGCTCCACTATTCAATGTTTCCTCTACTCCTGTTGGTGTTGAACTAGCACTTGCTTCTGTTAAAGAAAAAATTAATCCCTGAGAACTTTCTGGTAATTCTCCGTTATCATTATATAAATGAATACTTAAATTATTTATTGGTGTCCCTACTTTATTTGCCCAAATTTTTATTTGCTCTAAATATCCACTTTTACTTGGAATAAAACTTTGAGTCAGTGAGTTTTTTACTGCTCCAGTATTACCAACAGAATATCCAACATTTTTAACTGCTATCTGTTCTTGGTCGAGTGCATAAGTTGCCCCTTGATATGAAATGTGCAAATCGTTATCTCCTTTTAAAAATGTTGGAATGTTTCCTAAGAACGGCACATCAACCCCCTCCCTTTTCACTGTTTGGTTTTCTAAATCAACAACCACTTCGTCGCCGTTTGAATAGTCTCCGTCTATCTCAATACTCATTTCTTCTCCTGAGTCGTCATCGTTAATTGTTATCAAATCTAATTTCCCAATCGTATCGAGTGTGAATGTGATGTTCGGTTTAGGGTCGGCTGACCCTGCGAAGTTAATTGTATCTGATCCTGAAGCTGGGTCCCTTTCTAAAGTTGTATTTAAATTTGAGATTGCTGTTGTCGTTGTGGTGTCTTTTCCGACTCCCTCATAAACAAACAATTTCAATTTGAAAGGAACATAATCTATATTATAAAAATCACGGTTATATTCTACCGCTCCGATTAAACAAACCACATATCTCCTCGTAGAGCCACCGTCAGGGATGATGTCGAGGTTTACACCCTTTCTTGAGAATAACTCGTTGGCTGTGTCAATTTTTGTCTGCAGGTCGCTTTCTGATGCCCCGACTAGTATTCCTTTGATATCAATCGTCTTTGTTCCGAATCTATCACTAACAATTACGGCTCCATCTACACCCTCAGTTTCAATAAGATTTATAGTTCTTTGAGGTGTAGTGTCATCTAAAACTCTACTTACATTATAGGTTGAACTTATTAATTCTATTGAGTCAAATAATACACTATTCATATTTTTATATTCCTACTCCTTTTAATTGCACACCCCGACCAAGTTGCATTTTAATATCATTCATGAACTGTTCTTTGTTTGTTATTGTGGCACCTGAAAAATCAAAGTTTATAGTTTGCCCTCCACCCAATCCACTCGGGTCCTTTGTCGCAATAATAAAATCATCATCAGCTGGTTGCACGATGTCTCCCCTTGGTGTAATTATTGCATCGTCTACATTTATAACTCTGCCAGCTAAATCTATTGCCCCTGCTGTGACTTTCTCTTTGATGTCTTGGAATAAGAATTTCACTACATTAAATTTTTGAACTAACTTATCAATCCATCCTGTAATCGCCAAAATAGCATCACTTGTATGTCCTATGATATCATCCCAGATTTCTTTCCAAGTCAACTCTACACCATAAAACTCGGCTATTAGATTTTTTAATTTGTCTGCTAAAAATATAACTCCAATTATTATTAACCCCCAAACACTTCCTGACATTAATGCTTTTGTAGTTATTCCTAATGTTTTCATTGCACTATTAACCGCCCATACACCAACAGCTAAACCTCCAACTACTGCCACAAAACCAGTGACGACAGCAGTTGCTATAATTATTTTTTTTGTAAGTTCGGGATTCGCTTCAACCCACTCTCCCAGAGCCACAACTAATGGAATAACTTTCTCCAATAAATCTGCGACCATAGGTAAGAACTGAGTTCCTATTGATTGAGCCAATATCTGAACATTATCTTTTAATGTTGAAAATCTACCTGAAACCGTATCAGACATTTTCGTCATCAAGTCAAAAAATATTCCTCCCTCTTCTGACATAGATATTAATGAGTCTTGTAAAATATCAAAACTTATTTTCCCCTCAGAAGCCATATCAAATATAGCACTTTCAGCCACTCCCATTTTTTTCGCTAGAACAGCAATAATCGGAACACCCCTATCTGATAATTGTAGGAGTTCCTCCGTCATGGCTTTTCCTTTCGCTTTTGATTTACCAAAAATCGCCGCCATATCTGACAATGGAATATTTGCCCCCGCTGCGATATCTCCTAAGAATTTTAATTTGCCTTGTAAATCTTCACTCGAAACACCGAATGATAACAACTGCCTAGATGCCTTTGCGACTCCATCGAATTGAAAAGGAGTCTTTGCTGTAAAATCTCTTAACCCACGAATCGTTTCCTTTGCCTTATCCGCACTTCCTATCATCGTAGTAAAAGCCACCTCTAATGTTTCAAGTTTGGCGGCTTCAGCCACAGCAAATCCAAGGCCTGTCGCTATTCCAGTAAATGCAATTGCTCCAACATTTCTCATTGTTTTGAATGTTGATTGTAGACTTCTTGTTTTTCTTTCCAGTTCTCCCATTTGGCGACCTGCTTTTTCAAGTGCCTGCTTCCCACGGTTTTCTACATCAAAGATTATTTTTGCTTTTGTTTGAATTGTTGTCATTTTTTTGTGAGTCTATGCGATACATTTCTTGGATTAAATCTATGAAAGGTTGTGGCGATTCCATGTACTCGTAATATGTCCATCCGAAGTCTTTGCAAATCTGAACCATCATCATGTTCTCATCCAGTTGATTCTTTAACCCATACTTTATTAAGGAGTCAATGTATCGCTCCCCTCTTTTTTTGGGCTTGTAATTGTATTTATGTATTCAACTACTTCATCGTAATCGTCGGACGGCAAGTCTGAAACTGCTTCGAGCACTTTCTCTTTGCTTCCATTAACTGACACGATCAATGCTTCAATTGAGATGTCTTCGGCTTTACTAATAACCCCACCTTTAATTCCTGTCAGTGGGACATTGCCTTTTTTGAAATCGTTTACATTTACATCAGCTTCTCCAATATAACAGTCACGAATATTTCGCATTTCTCTCCCTGTTATATAAGCATTGGCTACGATTTTAAACCCTCCCTTTGTCTCAAAATCTTTTGTTTCTCTATTCATAATAATTTGTTGTTAGTGTGATCTTTTAAGATCAGTTATTAATAATCTCCTCCTGCTGTTTTGTTTACCAAACTAATTGCGATGGCTAACCCATCTGTCTCGTCATATAGGACTTCGAGTTTTTGATCGTCCACAATGTATTGGCCGATTTCTAAGTTGTTACTATTTTCCATTAACTTAACATTATGGAATTTGAATGTCATTTGTTCAAAGGTTGAGAAGTCTGGATTGATATGTTCCCCTTTTACGATTAATGTCAATGCTTGTTTTCCGATATCCAAGAATTTCTGTCGTTGGTCTGCATTTTCCAATAATTGTTTCATCTCAATTTGTCCCTCAAGCATTTGTCTTTTTATGGCCACTGGATCTAATCTTCCACTTCTAGGGATTGTTAGGATATTTCTATTAAGCACAATTGCAAAATCATGAACTGGTGTGGCTGTTGCGATTGCCCCAGCATTAGATGTTGCTGATGCTTCGTCTGCTCCTAATCCAATTAACATATTACCAAGGTTGAATGCTTTTCTTAGTCCTGTGTAAGATGGAGTCTGTGCTTTCAAATGGATTTCTTCTCCTGTTGAATAAGTCAACGATGCAGAAGTGATTGCCACTGTGACATCATCTGTGATTGCTGTGATCGTTGCTTCGTCTGTTCCGATTACCAATTTGTCTCCTACGGCCAATCCTTTAGTTGGTTCTCTATCGTATTTGTCATCTAACACGATTGAGGTCATTCCTGCCCCTGTCAAAGCTACTCCTAATGTAGCAACTGAAAATTGTCCTAATCCTTGAATTTGAGATTTTACTACCATTCGGTTATCTTGGAATTCCAATCTTAATTCGCTGGCTTGAACTCCTACTACTCTGATTGCATAAGCCCCACGATTGAATTCTACTGTGTAACTATCAGGGTCCCCCTGAAGAAATGGATGAGTATACCCATCTGTCGCATCCCCTGTGGTTGATCCTAGTTTAATAAGCATATTCAAAAAGTGTCCCAAGTTATCAGGGTCTGCTTCCACAGCAATTTCTCCCTCTTGAGTTCTAGCACCTTTTAATAAATCATTCGCTCCCCAAGTTCTTCCTTTCATTCTTTTATCGGTTGAAAGATTTTGGATTGTCTTGATGCTCTCGCTAATCAATGGCACGAAGTTTGTTGGGATCACAGCTGTCCCCGGGGTCCCCTCGGGAATCACTGCAAGATATCCCTGATCTGAAAAATAATTCATATTTTTATTTGTTGTTATCGTTGGCTTTTAAAGTTTCGACTTCTTTATTTTCCCCTGTGTTTTCAGGAGTCTTCGCCACTATTAATTCAAAATTTGGATTGTTGATTTCATCCTTTGTTTTTACCGTTTCCCCTGCTTTCACAAGTCCGATTTCATTAAGGTATAAATCTTTTTTTGTTATATTTTTGTAATTCATATATTTATTATACTATGCAAAATTATTAACTACAACCACACAATTAATATCAAAACTTGCGAAGTTGTATGTACCCTTTCGATTATCAAAATCGAACCGCATCTCGACCACCTCAACGGTTTGGACTTCATTTCCAAGTGTCTTATCTTGATCAAATGCTATCAGTAATTTATCAACCACACTTTCCAAAATATCTGTTGCCTGTTCTTTTGTTTTACCTGCTTCAGACTGTTCTTGGTATAAATCAACTACGAATGAAAATGTCCTCTCGTTTCTCGCTGTGTCTACATATTCTCCTGCACCTCCCACTGGCCGAACCACTACGGCAGGATATTTTGTGAAGTCTCCTGTCGCATAATCTGTCACTTGGCCGAACACAGAATCACTCCCAACTTTTATGCTTTGGATTTTTGTGACTATTAATGCTTTTATATCTACGATTGTTGTTTTCATTTTATTATTTTAGCTATTTTAATTGTTGCTCTTTCAAAAAATGTGTTGATTCTCCCCTCTGATTTTTTCAATGCTCTTTTCATATATGGATTTGCTTGAGTTCCGGGATGACGAACTACTTTTCCAAAAATCTTACCTGTTCTTCTATTCGCCAAAACTTTTTTATTCTTTGCTCTAATTATATGTGGTCGAGTTCCCTCATGGACAAATCCTGAATATTTTGCTTTCGAATCTATTTCTCCTTTTAACTTATTGATACGATTCTGTTTTATGTTCTGCCTTAGGTTTCCACCTCCACCTGCTTTATTTACTGGTGCTTCTTTCAGTGCCTGATTGTGTGTAACTACCATAGACTTTCCGAGAGCAATTCCTAATTCTCTGACTACTACTTCAGGAGATTTTATCAATCCTTTTACTATCGTATCAAATCCTTTTATTTCTACTTTTAACATTATTCTATATATTCTCTGATTAAGATTTCCATGTGCTGTTCTTGTCTTTGGAAGTCATTAAAGTTTTCAAATGCAACGACCCTGTAAACTTTCGAACTAAATGTTACACGATCCCCCTCTTTAATATCTTGAACTGCACAGAACATTAATCTGTCTTTTCCCATGCTCCCAGTTATGTCTTCGTTGAATGTATCATCTAGTGGTTGGATCGAAGCCCTGACACCAGTAAGATGCGAAGAATATTTTTCCCTATCATTCGTATCTTCAGCTAATCTAGAGACACTCACTATTTGGTTGTATTCAATATTAATCATTTTAGAATGAAAACTTTTTATAAGATTTAATAATCGTATTGATCTGATCAAAGTCTTGCCATTGTTTTTTGTCTGTGTAAGTCACTGAGTACCTCCCAATTGTTTTTGTGGCTACTTGGCCCTGACTATCCTTGCTTGAATAATTTATAATTCCAGCCACGAGAACTGTGGTTGCGAATATGATGTCGTTCGGTACTTCTGCACTGTAGCCCCATTTTGCCGTCACACCGATACTTTGGTCGTCTTTGGACCATATGCCCCCGCTCACTCGTTTTAATATGTTCTTTTTCTCTGTGTTGGCCGGGTAGACAAGATATTGATCGCTATCTAAAGCGACACCATTTATTTCGATTGTCGGAGTTCCTATAAAATCATCCACCAATAATTCGTTCTCCCCATTTCCATCATAGAGTTTTTCAGTCGCTACCGTATCAGCAATGAAGTTTCTTCCTGTGATCTTATTGATGTGGGTTTCCATCATCGCTATCCAGTCATCTAGTTGATCATGAAAAATAGCATTGACCGTTGTCAATAAGTAATTTTCAATCTGACTTTTATTTGTATATCCTTTTGGTGTCATATATTTATTATAGCATTAATTAATAAAATGGTTTATACCCCTGTACCCCATAAGTATAAGGGAATGATCTAACTTCGTATTGAAGTGATTTTGTTATTGCTATTCCAGTTATGATTTCATACTCTAATGATTTAGTTATTCCAGTCGGAGACAAAATATCATACACCAATCCTTTCTGAATTGTGCTTTCTGTTAAAATCTCATAGGCTAATGACTTTTGAATTTTAACTGGTTTTATTATTGTATATTTATCTGATTTTGTTATTGCACTATCGGTTAAGATTTCGTATCTCAAACCTTTCGTGATAGAACTTGATGTTAAAATTTCGTATACCAAACTTTTGTTTATTCCAATACTTTTAATCACTGTATATTTATCTGTCTTTGTGATTGCTGTGTCTGTTAAGATTTCATATTGGAGAGTCTTTTGGATATTAGTTGGAATCATTATTTGATATTCCAATCCTTTCTCAACTTTAATTGGCATTGTAGACAAATAATAACTTAATGTTTTTTGAATTAATCCTGATGTCAGAACTGCATAATCCAAACCTTTTGTTTTTGTATCTTGATTAAAAATGTAGTATGCCAATGATTTCTCAATTGCTGACGGAGTGCTTGTTACAGTATACTTCAGAGATTTTTGAATTGCTGTGCTAGACACTATTTCGTAGTTCATTTCTTTCTCTATTTTTGAACTAGTTAAAATTGTATATTGAATAGATTTTTGAACTATCTGTTCTGACTTCACAGAATAAATTAAACCTTTTTCTATTACTGTTTCAATTACAATTCTATATTCCAAATCCTTTGTTATTTTTGAAGGAGTTTGTTTGATTGTATATTTTAAAGACTTCTGAATTAATGCCTGACTTTCAACTTCATATTGAAGTGATTTTTCTATTTTTATATTTGTTAAAACTTGATACTCTAATCCTTTTTGAATGTTTGTATCTGTGATCACAGAATAAATTAAACCTTTTTCTATTGCTGATGGTGTTTGTTTAACTGTATATTTTAAACTCTTTTGAATTGCTGTCCCACTCAATAATGTATATTTCAGACTTTTAGTTTTTGCTGATGGTGTTTGAACTATGACATATTTAAGACTTTTTTGGATAACCTCATACGACAAATTTTCAAGTAAAATAAATTCACTTGTTTCTTTTAGAAGTCTATCGCCGTCCTCTTTGAGTAATTTATAAAACGTCATAAATAATTTTATTCTAATCCATTGATACTCTTAATACTCGCTATCGCTAATCCATTCCTAGATTTGATTGATGCTTTTGCTAATCCGTTTATTGATTTTATTGATGAACCAACAAAAGGAACATCTGTGCTAAATGTTGCTGAATTATTATTCGTTAAAGTATTTCCATTTCCTGTAGCGTCTACTAAAGAATTATTTAAATGCCATAGACCCATTGTATTTGCGTCTGTCGTAAATTCTTTTGTTTGGACTGTAATAGTTCTAATAGTATCCGATATTCTTATTTCGTCCATAAGTCCGTCATAATAATGGCCTGTTCCCCATAAACTTCCTATATATAAATCTGCCCCTGCGTCTACTGTCCTTGTATAAGAAAGTGTTTGATTTTCTCCTTGCTGTGAACTACCTACATAGAATTTTACAGTGTTGGTTGCTATCGTAATACCTATTTTATACCAAACTCCCGTCGAAGGCGTCCACACTACCTCTACTCTTTCACCTTCGTCTGATGAGTTTCTATGAAAATATGCAAGTGTTAATCCTAATACTGCATCTTTTCTTAACATTAAGAGATAATCATAATAACTACCAGTAGGATTACCGTGCATTATAATTATTTGTTGATCTCCGTCTACAGTTGGAACGCTTTCAAATTTTACTAACATCTCTAAAGAAATATCTCCGTCAATTCCTAAATCTGCTGAGGGGGTTAAATCTGAAAGATATTGAGATGAACTTAATTCTAAATCTATAGATTTCGTATTTGCCATATTATACTTTTAAATAAATACCGATTAGTAATGCCGACCAGAGTAAAATAACTGGGATTATAAATAGAACCTCTAAGTGCCAAAATTCGCTGAACTTTTGTTTCTTTGGTAATTTCATAATTTTAAGAGTGGACAATATAAGAGTTATCTGGGTTCCATAGAAGGTCTTCTGCTGTAACTGCATAACCGCAAACACGAATACAGAAATTGGCACTACTCGGCTGAGCCACAACTAAATCTCCTGCTGTATCTGAAAGATAAACTGGAGCTCCTGCTGTAAATTCTGGGAAACCTAAACTTCTTACTTTTCCATAAAGTAACATTTCTGAAGCGTCTGTATCGTCCCCAGCAACTAAACAAATACCAAGTTGTTTGCTAAAACCAGTGTCTGTTCCGTCTAGTATTCCGTCA